TGGTCCTCGCGCCCCAGCCATGACCCCGGGTTCCACCAATGGAACGGGTTCGGATTGCCCCAGCCCATGTTCTTCCGGCTCGCCGGCGAGTTCCGATAGTTCAGTTGCTCCTTTTCCGGCACGCCGGCCCAGAGCGGCGAGTCCGCCGGCAGGTTCTCCGGGTTCCCGACCACCTGCCGGCATGAATCAGCGCCATGCCAGCGACGATGGCGGCAATCGCCGCCGTCACCGGCCCAAGGCCCAGCATCATCGCGGCAAGCCACGGGCCGGCGAAATAGGTTGCGAGCGTCATCGCTCCGGTGTGCGCGTCGCCGAACTGCCCCGCCAGATATCGCACGTCTCTAGCGAAACTGCGGACCGCCTTGGCAATATCGGTCGCGATCCACGCCCGGTTGTCGGCGATCCACTCCGCCATGTCGTGCAGCATCGGACCCAGCACCGGCGCCAGCGCGTCGCCGATCGCGTTCGTCAGGCCCTCGGTCGCCACGCCAAGCGCGTGCTGCTGACGTGCGAATTCCTCTGCCACCTCGGCAGCGCGCTCGTTGATCACGCCGTAATGCCGCGCTTCCTAGGCGTATTCCGCCATGCCCTGCCGTCCACGTCGCAGATACGGCAGAAGCTGCTCGTCCGCCGCGCCCAGCAATGCGGTCGCGACGCGCGCCTGCAAGGTCGGGTTCTTGATTGCCGCGATCCTCTCCGCGAGCTCCGGCAACACGTCGGTGACGCTGCGTGCGTGTCCGGTGGCGTCACGCCAGGCGATGCCGAGCGTGTTCATCATCACCACGGCCTCGGGCGCGCGGCCCGCCACCGCATCGGTCAAGGTGTCGCCGAGCGTGCGCAGGCCCGATGTCATGGCCTCGGCGGAGGCGCCCGCCAGCCGCGCGCCACCTTGCAGCGCTTGCAGCCGGCCGGTCGAGATGCCGATCCGCTGCGAGGCGATGCTCAGTTTCTCGCCGAATTCGCCCCAGGCGAACGCGAGTCGTGCCATGCCGGCGACCGACAGCGCGCTGGTGATCGCGGCCAGCGGTTCCACGATCCGGCTGACCGAACGGAACGCATCGAGGGAACGCCGGCCGATCTCGCCAAACCCTTTGCCCAGCGCAGTGAGGCCCGTCACGTCAGCAAATTTGGCAACCGCCTTCTGCACCCGTTCGACTGGCGCGCGCATGGCGGCGATTTTCTTGTTGATCGCGTCGATCTTCGTCGACGCCGCACGCCGCACGCCGCAACCGACCCACGTTCCGACGGGATTTGGTCGTTGGGCTCCGTTTCTGGAACGACACCAGACTGCTGCGGATTGCACGGGGCCGATACATAAGTCGCCACGCGGTGCGACAATAACCGGCCGAGATGGCCGGCGAAGCGATAAATAATCCGCCCAGCGCGGGACATAACATCTGTTATGTAGCAACCGATCGGACAGCAAGACCGTGGAATCACAAGGAGTTGGCGCTCTTTCGGGCGGCGACGAGATGCTGATTCGGGCGTGGCTTCATGGGCGGCCGAGGAACACGGTCACCGCCTATCGAAATGATACCTCCCGATTCCTGGCGCACGCCGGCAAGCCGCTGGCGGAGATCGAGCTGGCCGACTTGCAGGCGTGGGACTCATCCCTCGTTGGCGACAAGCCGGCTTCGCGGGTGCGCCGGCTGTCGGCCGCCAAGTCGCTGCTGACCTACGCGCACGAGATGGGCGCCATCACCACGGACCCGGGCCGATTGCTCCGGTTGGCAAAGCCCACGGCCACCACGGCCGACCGTATCCTCGCCGAGGTCGATGTGGCGCGGATGATCGGGAGCGAGACGAATCCGAGCCGAAAGTGTCTCATCCGCCTGCTGTATCTCTGCGGCCTCCGGGCTTCGGAGGCCGCGGCGCTGTGCTGGCGCGACATGACGCCGGTGGGCAAGGCGGGCGCCGGCGAGGCGAAGATTCTCGGCAAGGGCGCCAAGCTGCGCACCGTCGGCGTGCCTGCCGCGCTGTGGCGCGACCTGGTTGCGCTGACTCCGACGCGGCAGCCGAACGCTCCGGTGGTTCCGTCGACGAGCGGTCGCCCGTTCGATCGACAGGCGGTGCACCGGGCCGTCAAGAGTGCCGCGCGCCGGGTCGGATTGGGTAAATCTGTGTCGCCGCACTGGCTGCGGCACAGCCACGCGAGTCACGCCCTCGACCGAGGGGCACCGCCGCAGGTGGTGCAGAAGGCCCTCGGCCATGCGTCGCTGGCGACCACGACTGGCTACCTGCATTCTCGCCGTGGCGACCACTCGGCGAGCTATCTGCCGGAGGTCTGATTCCTTCGGCCGCCGCGCTGCGGCATGAATCACCGCGGAGCATGTTGTCCGCAACAAGTTGATCGGGGGTGAACCCCCGATCGCCGCGCTCCTCGAGCTTTCTGTCGAGCCTACCCCTCCCGGTCCGCCGTTCGGTGGCCCGAAACGCTGGCGTCCACCCCTCTGTTCGGAGCACCCGGATGAGCGCGGCATTGGTTCAGAACGTACCTGACTCACCTCACCGCCAGGCCGAGCTTGCCTGGATCGCTACCTGCGCCCGGCACGAACATCGCCGGCGCGATCAGGACGGCCGCGCCGTCAACCGCATCGGCCGGCTCACGCTCGAAAGCATGGATCGGTGCATCGAAGCGGGCCGGGTCAACCCCTGGCAGATCGCCACGCTGGCGAAGCATGGCCGGTTCGGCTTGCCTGATGATGCCTCACCCCTTGAACGTGCCGAGTGGCATGCTGCGATCGACGCGCTGGAATTTGAAATGGCTAAGCCGACCTCGCCGTTTTTCTACGGCACCAGTGGCACCCCGTTTGTGGATGCGGCGGAGGCGTGGTTCTGGGCGCTCGATTGCCACGATGCGCTGGAGAGCGGCGCGCGCTGCGGAAGCCTGCGAGCCGGCCGGCCGTGTGATCCTGATGACGTGGTGAACGCCATGTCGCGCCTGCAGCTTCCTCCGATTCATGCGCGGAACGTGGTCGCGTGGGGCAAGAAGCGCACGGCGCCGCCGGAAGGGTCCGACGCTCGGCGGCTCTGGGATGAGACGATGGCCCACCTGACCATCGTGCTGCGCGCGAAGGGGATCGTGCGTTCGCCCGGGCCGACCGTGTTCGAACTGATGGATCTCCCGCTGGCCTATCTCGCCTCGATCTCCGGCGAGCCGGAACCGGAGAGCGCGGGCCCGGCCTTGGCGGCTGCCGCAGAGTGAGGGCCTCGGGGTTCCGCGTCGCAGGCGTGGGGCGGACGATCGGGCATGCTCTGACCTGGCGTGCGGCGTGCCGGATGTATGAGCCGTACGTTCCGGCAGCGGAACTCGCGCAGCGCGCGCCGGAGCTGGCGATCGAGTACGATTTCACCTGTAGCGTGATCGAGGACCGCATTGCGTTCCTCGCCCGCCACGCCGGCCGAGCTATGCCGGAGTGAGTTGCCCTACCGTCCGCCTGTCCACCAGCCGGCGATCGGCAGCGTCGCACAGCGGCGTTTGCAGCTCGATCGGTGGCGTGGCTCGGCCGCGTCGCGCGGGTATGACGCGGCCTGGAGAGAGTTGCGCCTCTCGAAGCTGAAAGCCGATCCGCTCTGCTGGTGGTGTTTGCAGAAAGGTGTGCTGACGCCGGCGAACACGGTGGATCACATCGAGCCGATTACCGAGCGGCCGGACCTGCGGCTGGTCTGGAGCAATCTGCGCTCCGGCTGCAAGCCGTGTCACGACGCGCACACAGCGCACCAGGTCGCGGCCGGCCATCGCGGGATGCGAGGCCGCACCAAGTCATAGCAGCCGCTGCTGCCGCGGATCGTGGACCTGTCTGCCCGCCGAGGATCTGACGGCGGCGGCCCAAGTCCGCCCGGTCGCGCCATGCCAGGGTGCAGCCCACATGCGGCGGCGATCGGCGTAGGCCCGCTGCTTCGCGTCGGCCTCAGCGAGCGTGAGCACGGTCACCTCGACCCGCACCGGCTGCGGCTGATAGGCGCGCGGCGGATCGCCGGCGACGTCGGTCATGGCTGCTGTCCTTCAAGCCCGCATCGACCGGAGTTTACCACATGGCGGGCTTCTGGCGGCGTATTGCCGACTTCGCGAACCGACGCGCGGCCGACGCCGGCGACGACAAGCTCTGGGGCGAGTGGGCCGGCGGAGGGCAGTCGAACTCCGGCGTGCCGGTGAACTCGATCACTGCGATGCGGCATGTGGCCTGCATGGCGTGCGTCTCGATCCTCGCCTGCGACGTGGCGAAAATCCCGTTCGACGTTTACCGGCGGCTGCCGGATGGCGGCAAGGAGGTCTTCAAGGATCATCCGCTGCATCGCCTGATGCGCAACCCGAACAACTGGCAGACAGCTTTCGAGTTCAAGGAAATGCTGCAAGCCTCGCTGGTGCTGCGCGGCAATGGCTATGCGCCAGTGGTGCGGAACGGCCGCGGTGATCCGCTCTACCTGGTGCCGGTCCACCCTGATCGCGTCGGGTTGTTTGAGGCACCGAGCGGCCAGTACTTCTATGCGGTAACGCGCAACGGCCTGCACGAGATGGCGATGCTGCGCGAGCACCCGCTGCTGATCCCATCGGAGGATATGTTTCACCTTCGTTGGCTGCCGATGTACAACTCGCTACTGGGTTCCTCTCGCCTCTCGCTGGTGAGGGAAAGCCTCGGCCTGGGCATCGGCCTCGAAGAGCACCAGGCCCGGTTTGTCGGGCAAGGCGCTCGCACCGGTGGCGTCCTGTCCACCGATCAGAAGTTCGCCAGCAAGGAAATCCGCGAGCAGCTCCGCGAGGAGTGGCAGCGGCTGCAGGCCGGTCCGCGCAACTCCGGCGCGACGGCGATCTTGGAGCAGGGCCTGAAATGGCAGGCGCTCGGCCTCTCGATGGTCGATAGCCAGTTCATCGAGTCTCGCAACTTCCAGCTTCGTGACATCGCCCGCGCCTTCGACGTGCCGCCCTACAAGCTGGCGATCGAGGGCGAAACCGAAGGCCCGGCGATGGTGCAGATGGGCCAGCAGTACCTCAATGGTCCGATCTCGGGGTATTGCGAACGGTGGAAAGCCAAGGGCGAGCAATTCTACGAACTCGACGGCGACGACACGTTCCTTGATTGGGATTATGGGCACTTCCTCAAGGCAGACCTGCTTTCGCGCTTCACCGCGTATCGTCAGGCGGTCGGCGGGCCTTGGATGAAGGTCAACGAGGCGCGGCGCGCCGAGGGCCTGTCGAGTGTGCCGGATGGCGACACGGTGCAGCAGGCGGTGAATATGGCGCCGCTGGGCTGGGTGCCGTCTGCCCGGGGTGGCACCGGCGATCAGGGAAGCAACCAGACCGGCGTCCCGGGCGAGGGAGGCAACGGCGATCCGCTGCGGAATCCAGCCGACGACGCGGCGCCGGGCACGTAGTGCGATCATAGCAACGAATTTCAAAGGATCGGTTTGAATGGGCACGACGACAGATGCCGGCGCGGCGGGCGCCGGCGACGCGAAGGGCGCGGCTGAGACGGCTGGAGTGACCGGGCACCCGGACGCGGCCGTGGGGTTAAGCGGCGCCGGCGAAGGTCCCGGGCTTTCCCCGCTGGCTGAGCCTTCTGGGGCTGACCTGGCGGCGGAGTACGAGACGCGGTTGCTGGCTCGGGTGCAAGCCCTGCAAGGCAAGTTCGCCAACATGCGGGCGCACCTGCAGCACGCCGTGAACGGCGATGTGCGTGCCGTCGCGCATGCGGTGACAGCCCTGGTCGATCTGATCGAGGCGGAGATGACGGGCGCGCTGCGCCACTGACCGGGGTGCGGTCGTTCGTTGTCGAACGGCCTCAACCTGCCTCGGATAACGGGACACCGTCGGCCTAGTGGCTGACCAGCTCGGCCTTCGCCGTGCCGTCTCGCTCGCTGGCCGGCAGCGTGTTGTATCGAAGCTCCAGCTCGACGGCGAGATCCTCGCGGAGTGGGGCGGCTTGGTCGACGCGGGGCGACCAGTCCCACTTTCCGTTGCCGGCCATCTGTCCGACCAGGAACCATGTGCGGCCGGCGCCGTCGGTGCGTGCGAGCCGGTGCGTCGGGGCAGCTTGCGTGCCCATACCGGGGAGCCTCCCTGCCTCTGGCGTGGCCTCCGGCGGCCCGCGCGGCGCATCTTGCCGCGGCAGGCACGCCCAAGGGTAGGGGGTTTCAGCCTCCACCGCGCGCCCCACCGGGACCGTGCATGGGTGAAACGCGCTACGGCGCGAATTCGGGTGGGGGGTATGGCGCGCGCCGGGGGATACCCGCTCGCCCGGCAGAAAACACAGCGGCAGCCGCGATTGGCGGCGCGCGGTTTGCGGCGCGTCAGGAGTTATCTTCTGGGTCCAGGAGCTCGCCCAGCCCGTCAAGGAGCGCTTTCAGGTTGAACCGGACCTCGCCCAGATCGCCCTTGTCCAAGGCGGTCAGTGCGTCGGCGGCGCAAATCAGCAGTTCGTCCGAGCCGACTTCGTTGACCTCGACGTTGGGGTGTCCCTGGTAGGTTAGCATGGTTTCCAGGTTGGACCGGACCGTCGCCAGATCGTTGGTTGCCAGCGCGTCCACAGCGTCGGAGGAGCAGGCGAGCAGATCGTCAAAGATGACATCGTGAGCCATGTCGTGCCCCTTTGCTGTTTTGCTATCGTGCTGCTTTGCTAGCTGGGCAGCCCCGCCTGAGCGGGGCATGCCCATGCGTCAGGCGGCTTTCGCCGCCGTGTCGAGGAAACTCGCCTGGATGGCAACCTCGCGGAGCGCGACCTCGATGCGGCGCAGGTCGGTCTGCATGACGGCCAGCAGATCGGCCAGGGTGCCGGCCCGGTGGGGGCTGGTCTTGCGCACCGCGACGATCTGGTTCTCGTGGATGCCGGAGCGCAGCAGCGCCGCGACCCGTTCGACATGCGCCTCGAAGGCGTTGGCGAGATCGCGGTCTTCTTTGGTCGGCGGCGGCGGCGCATCGGGCATCAGCAGAAGCTGCTGCTCTGCATGCACCAGCGCGGTGGATGACGCCCGGAGGTCGTTGTAGTTCCGGCAGGCCCCGGTGCGGATGGCGTTGAACAGCGTGTCCTGGCCGCGGGGTGAGAGGCGCACCAGTTCGGTGGCCTCGGAGGGTTTCAGGTTGCCGCTTGCCAGCAGGGCTTGGTACTCCGGCCGGAGATTGAGCAGGGCGGTGCGCTCGATGATGCGGTGCGGTGCCTTGCCGATCCGGGCGGCGAGTTCCTCGACCGTCCA